TCCCAACCACGCTTCATCAGTCGGTCAGCAATCTGCTGTCGTGATGCAGGGTTGAAGGGGATAGTCTTTGTCTTAGTCTTTAACTCCACGATAGTAGGCTCAAAGGTATCCACTAGCTGTTGCTCAATGGTAGCCTTACGTCCTGCTATCTCAGCGTAAAGGGACTGTGCTTTCTTCAGGTCAAAGTCAAAGCCTGTCTGCTCCTGCTCTAGCAGCAGGGTGTGTACCCTAGTCTCTAAGTCCAACGCTGCTTGACTAAAATTTTTTGCAATGATTTTGGCGTACAACTTAGCAGTGACTTGGGTATCTTGGATGCAATAGTCCAGCATCTCAGGGGTGTATGTTGCAAAGCTCTCGCTGCCACTATTGAAATCACCTTTTAATTCTCCTAGTCTAATGCCCCATGCCTTGAGTGAGTGACTGCCTATCATCTTAGAAGGGAAGTTATTCTTCTTGTATGATGCGAAGTCTAGCTCCTTGAGGTGAGGCCAGATTGTTCTAGAGTATACCAACGTGTCAATGACCTCACCCTTGTAGGTGTAATCATATAACTTCTTCAGCACACGCAGGTCATAGTCAATAACATTATGACCAATGATTGTTGCTGCTTTATCCATAAAGGCTAAGGCTTCCTGCGTCTGTGTTGGGTCAAAGGTGTGTACCTCATCAGTGTCAACATCTCTGAAGACATGACACCATACCTGAGTTACTTCATCAAGTAAGTTGTCTGCTTCTAAGTCCCATATGTATTTCATTTGTGTCTCCGCACTATTAAAATTCTATTTCTATTTCTTCTTCTTGCCATGCTATCTCATTCATACGTCCAGTCTCTGATATGTATTCAAGACTACACGCTATGCCTGTATCGCCTGACCATCTGTTCTTCAAGACCCTGATGTTACTGACGTTAGGTCTATCAGTATCCTGTTGGTTCCTTTCCATGCCTATCACCATGTCACTTAGCTGACCGATGGCAGCACTACCACGTAGCTGTGACATGCTAGTCTGTGCGCCATCCTCATGTCCTCTGTCACCAGACGGACGCTTGAGGTGAGACACTAGTACCATACCACAGTTAAGTTCTTCTACCAGTGAGCGTAAGGCTGTCATGGTATTGTCAATGATACGGCGTTCATCTCCACCCTCTAGACCTGAGACAATAATACTCAGGTGGTCAAGGATGATGTAGTCACACTCACAACTGCGAACCAAGTATCTAATCTTAGACAGTAGGTTCTCACTGTCAGTGCTACCCCAATGGTCATACAAGTATACTCTACCTGATCCCACTGTTGTATCAAAGGCACGGCGTAGTTCTTCTTCTGGTACGTCATGGTTGCGTAGGTGTAGTGGCTTGTTAAGTTCAATGGACATCAGACCTAGTGAGGTACGCTTGACGTTCTCCTCTAGTGCTATGTATCCAATGGTGTGACCATGACTGAGGAAGCTATGTGCAAACTCTCTAGCCAACTGGCTCTTACCGATACCACTACCTGCTGTCACCGTAACGATCTCACCCTTACGACAACCACCTGTCTTCTCTTGTAGTCCTGCGTATGGGTAGGCTACCGAATCCTTATCATCGTTAGCAATAATTATATCCCACACATCAGTACCAGCTAGGATACCATCAGGTCTGTATGTCTTAGCAGACCACACTGCATCAATCAGTTCAGCAGTCTTACCAGCCTGTAACATCTCACTTGCATCCTTGAGGGGTAGCTTGGCGATCTTACATTTGTCAGGTGGTAGTATCTTAGCACACTCTAGTGCAGCAGCCTGACCCACTGCATCATTGTCAAACATCAGGACAATGCTATCGTATCCACATAGCCATTCAATCTGTTTGGCTATTGCTTTCTTTGCTCCGGCTGTGCCTGAGGGTAGTGATACCACACTATACTTGTTGTCAAAAACTTGACTAACACTTAGCGCATCTATCTCACCCTCTACAATGGTAATCATCTTACCACTGTCACGCCATAGGTGTTGACCATACAGGCCAGCATCCTTGAGGCTACCTATAACACTGAAGTCTTTGTTAGCAAAGCGTAGCTTCTGTGCTACCACCTCGCCTTCCTTGTTGTAGTAACTGGCTACCTGTACCTTCTTACCATGGTACTCAGCCACTCCATAACCCCAATGCCTAGCAGTCTTCTCGTTGATCCTACGCTTGGGTAGGTCAGTAACTTCTGGTGTTAAGAAGTCATTGCCATAGTCAAACATCTTAACTACTGTCTGCATCTCTTCTCCTTCTGGTGGGGTGTAAGTGTTGCAAGAGAAACAGTAGTGATGACCATCAGTATAGAAAGCATTGGCATCACTACTGCCACATTTCAAACAGGCTTCATGCCCAATGAGTTCGCTACTCTCTTCCACCTAGCCCATTCCTTAAGGTATGTGCAGTGTTCTCTAGTCCTTTAGCTATCTCTAAGATTAGATCATCGTCATACTTGATGTCATCAGATAGCATAGCGTGTGCCATGTCTTGATAACTAACAGACTCTGCTAGTTCATGCTGATCTAGATAGACTGATACACTCAAACCATATGTACCAAACTCAGCGTTCATATCTACTTCGGATACCCATTCTTCTTTGATGTCAATGACACTCATAACCACTCCTTAGGTATAGTTCCTTCTGCCCAGACAAAACCTTGTCGGTCTGCCCACTCTCCGCATGTCATCTTAGACCCATCCTTTCTCTTCTTAGCACCCTGTATTGTAGCACTGGCGTTCTGAAAGACAAAGCGTACATCCAACTCTGGATACTGTGCCTTCACTGCCTTCATCTTACGCTGGCTATCCTGTCTAAGATAACCCTTGAGTTCTACAATCATACTACCGATAGCTAAGTCAGGGATGTAGTGACGCTCCACATGGTAGGCCAGTTTCTCTGGCTCGTATACATATGGAACGCCACGTTCATTTAAGTCTGAGATGACACGTGCCTCAAAAGTCCCCTTGGTCATCGTCATCTGCTACGACATCATCGTCAAAGCTGTCAGCCATGTCATCCTTAGCTACTGCTGAGGCTACATAGCCATCCTCTTCGTCAAACATAGAGGCAGCAGGGTTGCCATACTCTACCAAGTCAATGACCTGCACACCCTTTAGGCGTAGCGATACACCAACCTGCTTGGTTGACTGCATCACATAAGGGAATGGTTCAACTGCTACCTTGATGACTGACCCATTGCCTACTGCTACTGAGCTAGGCATCAGGTTCTTCTTGGCATCATAGACAAAGACCTTCTGTTCTTTAGTGACACCAGCCTTAGTCTTGATCCGTGCCTTCAGCTTAGTCTTGAAGATCACGTTACCTGTTGGATCACCAGCATCATCAAGCTGTGGCTCTGCAACTGGACGCTTGGACAGGGTAGCCTTGAGTGCTGGCTTCTCCTTGACAGCCTTGGCGAACTCAACCTCAATGAGTTTCTCTAGCTGTTCACAAACTTCTGCTGCTTCTGCCTCAGGTACAATAACCTGTGCTGAGTATTCACCTTCTGGTACAAAGCGAGTGTCTGGTTCAAAGACCTTAGCCCACATTGCTGTTCCTTTAATAATCATATCGTACTCCTTACGATGGTTAGTTAGGCTAGAGGTACACTTTAGAACTATGCGAAAAAGTACTGTGAGTTCAGTATCTTATTCAGGTCTAGCGTACCCTTCGCTGGTGGTTGCGGTACATCTTCAGTACCTAGTACTACAGTAGCATGTTGTCTTAACTCTGTCAACACATCATGTTCTGTATACATCTTTACAAACTCTTCGCGTAGTATCTGAGACAGGCGTGGCATGTCAGTACTGTGTGTACCGTAGCTGTCATGCACCATGGCAAAGTCATTGATGCCTTCCCTCTTACTACTGTTGATAGTCTTAGTCATAGCTGCTGCATCCATAGAGTGTATGAAGTTAGGGCTAGCCCCTGATGCAGTACGCTTCTTGCTTACTGTGTTCTCAACGTCACTGTTGAATACTAACTGCAACAGGTTGCCATTGATGTGTGTCTTGATACGCTTCTTGTCTACGTCATGGTAGTTCTGCATGACCAGCCAGTTAGTAGGTGTGACCCACTCCATGTGTTTGTTGTGCTGTGCATAGACTGCACCAACATCCTTAACGTAGTCCATCACCTGCCTTGCTGATTCAATGACACCATTGATAGCATCCCATACATGGATAGACAACATGACACTAGCCTTGAACATGTCATCACCAAAGATGTTAGGCTCTCCCTTCTCTACCCTATCCTGTATAGCCTCATGGATGTAGCCCTTACATGCGTGTAGTGTGCCTGAGTAGGGGACAATCATCACTGGTCTTTTGGTGAGTGTGCGATTGATACCAAACTCCATAATTTTTTTGGCTAAAATGTCACCCTCATTAGCCAGCCTACCAATAGACTGTGCTGCTCCCTCTGCTACCTCAGTGTAGATATCTTGAGGCAGGT